CGCTCATCTCTTTAAATTGAAGGTCATCGTCACAACCCGATTCGAAAAGGCCCCGGCAGTTCAAACTAGATTACTTCCCACCTTGACGCGTCATGCGTTGATTTTCCCGCGCCTCCGATACTGACCACAAAATTCCATATCCTAAGCGTCTGAACGCTTGCCTCGCCAAACTTCCAGCCATCGTGTTTCCGCGCGACTCGGAATTTTAGTTCAACCTTCGACGCCCGGCGATGGCGACACCAAAGCCTATCCGAACCTGTGTTGCCGAAATTCAGCCTGCCGCCGTGCGGATTATGGCGCGTACCTTTCTGCTGTCCGGCCCAGTCTTCCCACCTCCGCTGTTGGTCCCCGCGCACATACGGCGGGATATACAGACGGGAAATATCGCTGTAGCTGAACATTTCAGCGCCGTTCGGTATCGGCAGGTCAGGGATATGAGGCGACGAAGCCGCCGCAATCTGTATCGGGTAAAAATTCCAGTCATGGCGGCGCTGGTTACGGCCTTGCTTGCCCGTCCCGCGTCGGAACCTCAGGAACTGCAGAAAGCACCCTGGCGGCACGGGCTTGTCAAAATACACCTGAAATACGGCGTTCGTCATTCGCATGTGCCGGATATTCGGTAAACCGCCGCTCACCGGCGGCGCGTCGCTGCCGAGAACCGAATATCCTAAATCCTCGTTGATCTTGTAAATATCCGGCTCGTTCGTACCATTCCGAACAGCTACGATCTGCCCCGAATACGCCGGGCCGTTCAGCAGATACTCTTCGAACTCCGCGATGCTATTAAACAGCTCGGACTCGTCGATAGGCTCCCGGTTTAACCTGTTGTACTGGTGGGGAAACTGCAAAGACATTGCAATCGCCCCCTTATATTGTCAGCGTGAATCTCTCGCTGGCCCCAAACGGAAATTCCGGCAACAGATAATATACCCGGTAATCAATGCCCGTGTATCCATTCGCGCCCTCTACGGATACTATCAACTCCGTAAAACCGTTTTTAACGTCCATACCCAGCCCCGCCTGAATAATAGACGAAGCCGCCCTGAGCGTCGCGGGATACGCGAAGCAGCAGCCCCTGTTCCCCGCCACCAGGTCTACTGCCATAGTGGTTCCGTTTGTCATGGTCAATGTATTGCTTGCCAGCCCCCTGATAAATGCCGAGGTATCCGGTATTGTTCCATCGGATAGCGCACCGTAAAAACCGCGCCGTGCCGGCGTATATGTAACCAGTGAGCTTTGGCGCGTACCTGCCGCAATCTGCCCCGCCGGATCGGGGTTACCCTCGGAGTCGTTCTTTATCGGCCCCTGCTCATAATCGGCCTCCGCCTGGTAGATCGTGGCCGCCGCGAGCTGAAACGTCGTGTCCGCATGAGCGACCGCAGCCGCGCCGGTGTAGATGTTCGTCCCGTTTTTTTCAAGCCTGTATTCCTCGATCGCGCCGCCGTCGTTCTGGCTCCAGTTCGGCGTCAGCGTCGGAGTGATATTTTCGCCGATCTCACGCGTCAGCGGCGTCGTTCCGGCGAGCGTCAGATTCGGCTGTGTATATTGCGCCGCGACCCGTGGATTAAGCAATCGCTTAATAAAATCCCAAACGCTGTCCGTTTCCGCTATTTGACTTCCTATCGTCCAGCCGCCCGCAGCCTGCGTGACCGTGAGCGTATCGCCCGCCTTGACGTCGGCGGCGGTACCCAGGGAGACGTCGCCCCAGGTACGGTCAAAGCCCCAGGTTATGTCGCCGGTGCCGCTGTCAATCGTCTCGGCAAAATACCGGGCGTACAGTCCGGAGTGGTTCTCATCAGCGCGGACATAGACATAATCATTCCGTGTTACATGCGCGAAACCGGAAATGTTGTCCGGGACGAGCGCGAACGCGTCAAATGTTCCGGCCCAGCTTCCGAGTGATTCAACGCCTTCGACGCGGGCTTCGAGGTTTGTGATTTCGGACCTGATATCGACGTGAGACGCGCCGGACACGTTATGGGCGTTGACAGCCGCGCTCGAATCTCCGCCGGCGTCACCTACCGGCGAATATGTGTAATCCTCGTTAACGATGAATGTGTCCGGATAATTGGTCGAATTTTTGACGGCCACAATCTGGCCTGCATACGCCGGGCCGCTTGCCAGATACAATTCAAATGCCGCCAAATCCTCGAAAACCTGTGACGCATCAAGCGGCTCCCGGTTTAACCTATCAAAGCCCATAGAAAATTGAATATTTGCCATTATTGATTCCCCCTTATATGGTTAGAATGAACGTTTCGCCTTCCCCGCCATAGGGGAATTCAGGCTGGTCGTAGTAAACACGGTAACTCTCAGGCGCGAAGCCGTTAGCGCCCTCCACGTCGACTAAAATGTGCGTAAAACCTGACATGACGTTCATGTTCAGCCTTTGATGCAAGATTGACGCCGGCGCTTTTAATGACGCCGGATACGCAAAACAGCATCCGCGCCCGCCTGGAGGGATATATACGCTCATGATCGTGCCGACTTGCGCGTTCAGCGCCGATTGCGCCAAACCACGAATGCGAACTGATGTATCCGGGGTATCCATTGTTTCTAAAAACCCGAAGAAATATCGGCGCCGCGGCGTATAAACCGCCTGCCCGCTCGTTTTTGTGCCCGCCGCTATGCGCCCGTCGGCGTGCGGATTGCCGTCGCTATCATTTTTGATAGGCCCCTGTCCGTGATCGGCGGTGGCCTGGTAGGTAACGCTCGCAGTCAGTTGAAACTGCGCGTCGGTACGAGCAACGGCGGCCGGTCCCGAATACATCACTATCCCGCCTTTTGACAACCTGTACTGTGTCAACTCTCCGCCGTCATTTTGATTCCACGTCGGCGTCAGAGTCGGCGAAATAATCTCCCCAATTTCGCGTTCCAACGGCTGTGAGCCTGCCAGCGACAATACCGCCTGCACATACACCGGAGGAACGACAGGATTGAGCAGCCTCCTAAGCACGTCAAACACATTATCCGCCGGGTCTATGCTGTCGCCGTTCTTCCAGCCCCCAAGCGCGTTGGATACGGTAATGCCACCGCCCATTTCAACCTGCGTAGCTACTCCGGCCGCGAACGGTATGCCGGTATCGACGCCGTTAATCCACCAGTTGCCGTTCGCGCCTGGTTCAGGTGTTTTCCCCTCGGCGCTTTGCCCCGTGTCATTCCATGCGTTCGCCACAGGGTCGAATACGCGCCAGTGGCCCGTAATCGGGTCAATCTGCGGGTAGTTTACCGGCACGCCGTTGAGGGCGACGCTGTTCACGTAGTTTTCGATAATGGCTTTTAATACAAAATCCATGCCCTTCCCCCCTACTGCGGCAGCCACCTCAAATTTTCCCCGTCCCACAGCGACGCCTTTTTCGTGTCCATTTCGTAGAACACCGAGCCGTTGCGGTCTTTCGGCAGTTCCGGCTTCGTGTCCGCGGAGAGCCCCCGGTACTCCTCCACCACGGTTTCAAACTCTCCGAACCTGCTACGGTTTGCGCTTATCAAGGAAATCATGCCTTTCCCTCCTAAAGCCTGCAAAATCAGCTATACTGAAATTAGCTATGTGAATGTTGTTTGTTGCGGCAATAACGAATTGCTCGTTGCAGAGCCGGCATTTATATATAGCTTCATACAATCTGTTTCGCCCCCTAAACTTCAATCCGCTGCGCAGTCCCCTCGATTGAAAAACAGGAATACTCGCCACTCTTGATTTTCTGCCAAACTCCATCATCCAAAATTCTGAACCCAACCCACCAGCCTTCAGGAAGATACCCCTCCGGTATCCCCATCGCCGCGGCCTTCTCTTTCGTGAACACCACGCTCTCGACTAGCCGCCCGATGCCGCCACGTTCGTGCATCTCGCCGGCCGTTCCGAAGTCAACGGTGTATTCGTACGCCGCCCGCTCCAGCTCCTCGATCTCCACGATATCCTCCTGCCGGTCCTCGATAACCTCGCCGGTCACCCGGACCGCCACGGAAGCCCATCCAAAAACCAGCCTCTTGTCGTCGTCCGACTTCATCACGGCAAACCGATGCGCGCCGCCCTTGCTTATCGCCTGCGAAAATGTCCTAGCCCCGCTCATCGAATCCCCCCCAAAAAAACGCAACAAAAAACGCCCCCGAAGGGGGCGCTGTGTGCCGTGTTATATATTGTCAGGTATAGCTTAATAGACCATCGCCGGGTCCGGTTCGACTATATTGTCCTTTACCCGTTCCAATAGCAGGTTCGCCTTCTGTGCCAGGCTGTCTTTTATCAGGGTCAGACATTCTTCATATGATACGCCGTCGAGGGAATATATCGCACCGCTTTTATCTTCAATACATTCCGCGTTGGCAACCATATTATGACCTATCGCGATCCTATGCCTTTTGGAGTATTCCTTATACTCCGGCGTCCGCGTAATATCAAGTATGGCGCTCATATCAGATCAACCCCTTCTGTATTCTCTCGTACTCTGCCGTCGCTTTGGGAAGGTATTGGCGCATGGCCTGCAACTTCCTTTCATCAAATTGCGCCGCATACAAATGCGCAAACGCTTCTACTTCCACCGGCATACTCTTCCAGTATTTTATACCGTGCCCATATCCCATAGGATACGCTATTTTGGTTACACCTTCAATGATATCCGATATGCCATTCAGATCTTCCCTTGTGTACTGCGATAGCATATCCTCCATTATTTTATCATATACATCCGCCTTGCGCTTCACTCCGTATAGATTTTTCGCGTTCGCCTCCAAGGCTTTCAGGTCGTCCCTTATCGCCTGCCCAAAATCGGGCGTTTTCCTTGACCGGATAGGATCTGTTTTACTTGCGCGGCTGTTCCAGTCTAAATAATGCCCGTTTTCGTGGAAGAAAGTGTTGCCTGCGCCCCGTCTATCGTTCAAATCTCTTTGGTAGTTCATATAAATTTTCCCGGTCGCAGGGTCAAAATATGCTTTTCGGTTCGCGTTGTCTGCCACGGAGTCTGCTTTTACGTGCTTTATATAAGCGCGTTGGGCATCTTCATTCCCAGCCTTGAACCTCTCGATAAGCGCCTTCTTATAATCGTCGCTCATCACCAGCAGTGTGTCCAGTTGGACCTTGAAGTCGTTTAGCCGCGCTTCTTCATCGCTTAACATACCACTCCCCGTGCCGGATTGCAAGTTTTGTTGATCAGGTGTCGCTTGCGTGGCAACATCCGGCGGCGTTGTCACTGGCGCTACAGCTTCTGCCACTTCTTCATAAGCCACCGCGCACCTACATGACGGATGCGCCGGATTTACAAACGCCCCATTTGAGAACAATGCGTTCATATTCACGCGCTCGCCGTCAACGGCATGACAAGAAGTGCAGGTACGCTCATCTTCCGCGCTGATCCATATCTTGACGCAATCACCAATATAGCCTTGCTCCTGAGCGGATACGGTCGCCTCGTATGCTCCCCGCCCATAGGCCATCGCCAGCTCCGTCCGTGCTATATTCATAGCCCTGTAACGATGCTGTTTTTCGGCGTAGGTTGCCGCCATCCGCATGGCGCGCTCCTCGATAGCTTTTTTCGACAGCCCGGCCTCCGCGCCTGCCTCCCACGCCGCTGCCCAGTAATTCAAGTTCGCCACGGCCTGCGGCTTGGTCAAACCGATCACCGGCCGCATCATGCGCGACAGGCTGTCGGGCGTCATGGCGTCATAATGCGCGGCCTGCGCTATCATCGCCCGCAGCGCGCGCCGCTGTTCTGCGACAAGATTTGTTACCAACTCCGCACCGCGAAGCCGTATATACTCCTGCGCCGCGCCCACAGAGGGGTCATACAGGAAGTGCGGGAACTGCTTTTTCAACTCCTCCGCGGCGGCGTCCATCGCCTTCGTCCACTGCGGCGCGAGTTTGGTATTGACCATTTTGGAATAGCTTTTCTGCCATTTCTCAAGCAATTCGTTCGACACATCCCACGTGACGATCATTTCACCCAACTGAGAATAAGTTATGGCAGCCTGTTGTTCATTCCATAGGTTTACAAGCCACATCACGGTCTGAGGTTCTTCGACCGCAAGAAAAGACCGCAGTCGCCTGAGTGTCGCGTTTTTCTTTCCGCTAGTTTTGATGACTGGAAGGACACGGGCACGTGCGCACTTTTTAAACCTGAACAACCCGCCACCTCCCACTAAAAAACGCCCGCTTTCGCGGACGCTTCCCGTAATTATTTTGTTTTTAGTATTTCCTCAGGCGCTTTGCCAGATTTGAGTCTGTTTGCAATTGTATTGTATGGTATGCCTGTCAGTCTCGCCCATTCAGCGATGGTATGGCACTTTCCGTTTAGCTCAATAAAAACGCACTGACGCTTGTTGTTGAGATTGGTTTTCTTTGTCACCCAACGGCAATTTTCGGGGGTGTAGTCGCCGTCGTTCTCGATGCGGTCGATTTGGAGGCCGTCTTGGTAACCGTTTTCTAAAGCCCACTTAAGGAAAATATCGGCCTTTTCCCATTCGTCGCATACCCTTATCCCCCGACCTCCGTAATTTTCGTAGCCGGTTGCATTCGGGTTTTCACACCGCTGTTTTATCGAAACCCAAACACCATATAGCTTTGTTCTGCTCTCTCCGTGAGTCGTTAGGTTTTCTGCCTTATGATTTCCGCAACTCTGTATCATGCCCCTCACAAGGTGAGTTGATAGTACAGTATTTTTTCTACCGCAATCACAGAGGCACTCCCATCGGGCATGTCCTTTTTTATCTGATGGAACCCGCTCTAAAACCGTCAGCCGTCCGAATTTTCGCCCGGTCAGGTCTATGAGTCTACTCATTCTGTTTTCTCACCCGGTGGTCTGCGTATGCAGCCGTATCGTCTCACGCATAAGCTCCATCGCGTTCCTATGGCCAATCAAAAAAGCCTTCTGAATAGCCAAAAGAATATTATCCAGCCTGGTATTTTCCTTGTAGTCCGGCGTGTTCTTCGCGATTTGTACAAGGGTTTCCATACACCAGTTATAACCGGCTTGTTCTTCCATGGCCTTACTAATCGCGTCCAACTGCTCGTCTGATAGGATTAGTTCCTGTAATGTCGCTTGTATCATAAAAAAACCTCCTTCAAATGTCCAAAGGAAGCCCCAAACATGCTATAATCTGCATGTAAGGGATTTACTCCTTTGCGCCGCCCCGTTTAGCTGGCCGTCCGTCAAGATAGACAGTTATTCGGGGTTGTCATTTGGTAAAACGCTTTTCACTGATTCCTTACTAATTCTCCAAAATTTCCCGACGCGCTTTCCTTCGAGTTTGCCGTCTTTCAGCCATCGCCGTATCGTGTAGACAGAAACTTCGATGATTTCAGCGGCTTCCTCTACTGTATAAAACGACTCCCCCATTTGGCACCCCCTTCATGCTACGCATTGCTATCTATAATAGCGAGCAATGCGTAGCACGTCAAGAGGTTTCAAAAAATATTTATTTTTCACCCTCTGGTACACTGTTGCCTGCTGCAGGAGGCTGCTCCGCTGATGGTCGTGATGCTCTGTCGCCCATGTACGTTGCATTGGGGTCACGCTCAGGCAAGGCTGCCTCCATGCGTAAATAATCCTCCAAACTCTCGTCCGGCGTAATGGTTCCCGTAATCACCATGTCCTTGATGAATGTGCTTAACTTTATCAGGTCATGGCTTTCAATATCAGAATGCACGAGTTCTGGATACCCTGTAATCCCCTTAAATGCATCACCATTCAAGTCTATTAAACGCGGTATAGCCTGGTTGTTAAAGGTTTCAGCGATAAGCTTTAGAAACGTCCCCATCGCGATCCCGAACAGCTCAGTCTTGTCGCTCGATAAAGCGAAGCTCCCCACCTTCTCATGGCCAAGCAAAACAAAATCCGCGAGTACGGTCATCGCCATGCGGTTGTCGTACCGCTCGATGATCGCGTTGGTGTCGAACTGCCGCCGCCCGCCCGTCGACAGGAGCTGAAATACCCAGCCAAAGGGGAGTACCACGCCCTCGCGCTCATCGCGCCGGACGCTCTGGACGATCTGCTCCGCTTTCGCCAACTGAGCCGCCATTTCCGGGTCGTCGCTCCACAACTCCATACCATCCGGAGGCTGCAGCACCGGCAAACCCGCCAGGTCGCGCTCGATGCCGATCCCCTCGATCTCCTGTATTCTGCGCTTGAAATACCACGATCGGTATGCGTTTCGGAGCAGGCTGCGGCCCTCGGGATTCGCCTTCCTGCTCCGGGTTTTGAAATGCAGGGATTTTTCTATGGGAATAAATACCATACCGAAGTTTGGCGGCGCGCACTGGATCAGCCCTTGCAGATTGTCTTCATCGTCGTACTGCCATTCCCAGAGCGTATCCTGGCTCCGTATGGGCAATTTCCTCCAGCCTATCAGCCCGTCGTCGAACTTGCTCTGCGTCCTCAAGTTCCGGGTCGCCCCCATGCGCCGCTTATAGACGATCTCGTGATAACTCCACCCGAAGGTCAAGAACGACAAAACCTCGGAAATAAAATCCGTCCAAGTCTCATCTGTCATGTCATGCATGCAAGAGTACACGAACTCAGCGGCACGAGCATCAGCCCCGCCGTTCCCGGCTTCTTTTACGTCCCAATCCACCTGCCGCATAAGCATTTCAATGGCAAACAACACGGCGCCGATAATATCGTCGTTCTCCGACATCTCCTTATAGACTTCCACGCCCTTGCGCCCTCGCAATTCGCGCAGAAATTCTTCGTAGAAAATGCCTGAACCGAGACCGGAACCATATCTGAATTGCCCAAGCCGCCCTATTTCAGTAAATGCGCCCGTTGCCATTCCGTCACTTCCTTTACCGCCGCCAGTAGCTTTCCTTTGCCAGCGCATCGCCCGTCCCGCCGAGCGGCGCCCTCCTCTTGTCCATCAGATACAAAATCCCCTGCACCATCGCGTCGACGGTATCCTTATAAACCCCGGTCGGGAACCGCAGGAGGTCGTCTATCAGATCTCCCTTCCAAGGCGCAGACGCAGGAAAATATACGTTGCCGGCCTCGAAGTAAGGGGCCACGGACAACGCCCTGTCCTCCTTGCTCCCTTTGGGATTGAAAGCTATCATTCCGGGAACGTCTTTCTGCAGGTAATTAATGATCGCGGGGCCGTTGGCCTTGTCCTCGACTACCTTTGCCCGCGCCCGCGGGTGCTTTGCGGTGAGGTTTTTTATTGCCGTAATGCTGTCGGTGAAGCTCATTTTGTCGTTGACGCAATCGATAATAAATATCTCCGCGCCCTTCCGTGCCATAACAATTCCCGCACACTTCGCGCTGGCCTCGCTGTTCTTGAACGGCAAGTCCCATGACTGGATTGTTTGCGCGCCGGCCGGCAGCTCCCGATATTCCTTATTCATCCACTCGCGCCGGAAGATCGTGCCGCCCGCGGGCTGCGGCCGCTGCTGATACTGCGCCGACCACTCATATATGCCCATCGTAGCCTTGTTTTGCATTAGTTCTTTGTAATTGTATTTTGTGTACCATAAAGCGACATTGTTTTTCCGCTCATCGCGCGGGTGCCGTCTCTCTTCTTCGCATATCGCCGGGAGCATCAATACCTCCCACTTATCGGCAAGAGGTTCTTTTTCCGCCAGCTCCAAAAGCCGCCCCGCCAGATCATCTTCGTGCCATCGGGTGAGCGTTATCAGAATCGCGGCGTCCTGTTCCCGTCGCGTGTATAAGGTGCCCATAAACCATTCCCACAGCTTCTCGCGCATGGTGAGGCTGTTGGCCTCCTCGCGGCTCTTCACGGGGTCGTCGATGATGATGTAATCGCCGCCCATGCCCATGATTCCGCCACCCACACCCGCGCCTCTATAACTTCCCCTGTGTCCCACTACCTCGAAAATATCCGAATTTCGCAAATAGGTTCCGCCCGCGACGGTACGGATATTTTTCCCGAACAACGAAGTATTGGGGAACACTTCTCCGTATGCCGGGCTGTCGATTATTCGCTGCACATCGCGATTCATGCGTTGCGCGAGGTCTGCGGTATACGAACACGCGATAACCTGGGCGTCGGGATTCCGCCCGAATATAAACGCCGGGAGCTTTCGGCTCACCAGCTCGCTCTTTCCGTGGCGCGGCGGCATGAACACCATTAGCCGCCGGATATCCTTTGCAACGAACCGGTCAAGGTACTCGCACAGCAAGGCGTGGTGCCAGTTCAGTTGATAACGGTTATCTGTATAAAGGGCAAATTCGGCGAGGCATCGACGGGCAAGAAGCAGCCGTATTCGATCTTTGTCAAGCGTCGCTTTCATCGGCGAGTCTCGCCAGCCTGCGCAATTCCTCGGTCGACAGCCCCTCGTACGGGTCGGAGGCGACCGTCACCTTCCCGCTAACCTCGCTCCTGCCCTCGGTGCGCTCCGTCACCTCTCCGCGACTCAGCCGCTCCAGCTTCGCGGCCACATCGACCATCTTAGCTATATCGCCGGAAGTCATTTCTTCCGCCGGCAACTGTTGCAGGGCTTTCAAAGCCTTGATCAGCATGGCTGTGGCGATTTCGGCGTGATTTTTGCGCATTGCCGTCACGCCCTTTAGCAGCACCTCCCGCATCAGCCGGTCCTGCTCGTCCGTCCACGCCTCAATCCGGGACACCCATCCATGAACTCGGCTCCATCGCGCGATTAATCCCTTGTTTTTGCCTATCTTCTGGGCTACTTTCGCGTGACTTCGTTCGGCTCCCATGTCGCGGTAGGCGGCAAACGCCTCGAACGCCTTGTCGCTCTCTTTGCGCTGTCGCTCCCACGGCTCTGGAGTGTATATCGTTGCCATGCCCTCACCTCAATTCCTGCTCGCGCGCATTATCCTTATGGCCCCCTTGCGGGGGCCTGGGTTATTTTTCCTTTATGCCGTTTTGGCCTGTTTGAAATACTCCTCGAACCACTTCTGAGCCGGTTCGTAGTACATCCAAGTCATAACCTCCCTGGAACTGTGCGCCGATTTCGATCTTATCCACGTCCCGTATTCGTTGCTTCGGCCTTCCGGAGCTTTTAGGCTGTGCTCGTTTGCCAGCTTGCCGATACGCGCCGCCGTGACTCCGAACATTTTGCCTAAATCCGTCGCGCTGTACCATTTCTCCGTCGCGGCGGGGAGCGCGTGAGTCATATCATGCCCGGTGGTATACTCCGCGTACTTCGCTATGAATACGGTCTTTGATTCCGGCGTCATCACGTCTGTGAAATGCTTGATGCCCTCAAGCAGCAGTTTCGCCATGCGCCAGTTCGCGTTTTTCTCCATGACCTCAAGGCGTTTCATTGTTAATTCGTCATTCTTATCGGCTTTTTCTTTTTGTTTCGCCGCGGTAACGTACTCGCCGGTTTTGCGCAGCGCGGGAAGAACTTCGGACGTGACCCATTTGCGGAACTTCTTTGCTTCGGGCTTGTTCGAGCGAACTATGAGAGCGTAGAGGCCGGATTCGTTGATGACGCTAAACATCTGAGCGCCGCCACGCTTCCCCGAATGACCCTCGGAGTTTTCTAGGGTCATTTTTTCATCGTCGTCAAGCGGCTTTATAGCATCAGATGTATTTTTTATTCCCAACACTTCGCACACATCAGCCGCAATGAACCACGGCAAACCGTCTTTCTCGACGATCCTAACCTGCGCACTCTCGAAATTGAATATCTTTAAAGCGTTATCCTTCGTCATAACTTCTTTCTCCCTTCTATCCTTAATCACACACTGCGGCGCATTCCAACCGGATAGCCTCGCGCATAAGCTCCAGTGCTTCCCTGTGTCCCATGAAAAAACCGAACCGTAAGACCAAAAAGATTTTGTCCATCAGGTTATGCTCTTTGTAATCGGGCATGTTCTCTTTGATTTTCAAAAGAGTTTGGACGCACCAATCATCGTCAGCCTGCTTTTCAATATTTTTACTGATTTCGTCCAACTGTTCGTCCGACATGATCAATTCCTGCAACTCTGTTTTTGACATAAAAAATGACCTCCTTATCACATGTCCAAAGGAAGTCTTCAACGTGCTATAATATGCACGCGAAGGTTTTCCTTTGCTTGGGCCTAAATGATCGCCGCTGTCCAGGCTTGACGATTATTTAGGCTTTCTTTTTTCTTCTACTTGTTTTGCATAATCCCTCATGAACTCTTCAAGTACGTCGTTCATATTTTTTCGCTCAATCGTGCAAGCGACCCTAAACTCCTGCAACGTTTCCTCATCAATCGTTGTGGAAAATACCCTTCTACCCAAGGCACCACCTCCTTGAGAAAGATATTATACATAGCTTTGTATCTTTGTCAAGCGACATCATTCCACCGAAGAGGAGCCTCTCAAAAACGTGACTTAGATGTTGGCAAAAGGGGGTCGGTAAAGGTGGACACCCTTAGGGAAATTCGAGAGCCGAAACTTTGTTATGTTCAGCCATAAAAAAAGCCGCTGGGGTGTCACCCCGCAGCGGTTGTTTTTTGGCACAATTTTTCCAACGGGAGTAAGATATACCCTATTTGTGCACGTGTAAAGTGCATCTTTTGTGCACCGTAAATGTGCATCATGCGACTGCCTCCACGCCGTACAAAAAAACCGCTAAACGCGCAACCAGCCTTGATTTATTCCGCCTGATGGTGCTGGCGTCACACACCATAAGTTCGGCGATTTCGTCATCATTTTTGTTCTCGAAATATTTATATTTGACGATATTTTCATAGGGGTCATCTTTTATTATTTCGAGGGCTTTTTCGATCACCTCAAGTTCGTGTTCATTCCTTGCGATATTTGCCAACATGTCGTCTATGATCGCCTCTGCGATTTCGTCGGGAGTGAGTCTGATTCCGGGTTTCTGGTATCTGATCACGCTTTTGCTACTGCCTGGCGCCCCATTTTGTTGCATGTCCTCAATAAGATCGCGGTCGGCCGCGATCTTTAGTTTTATCACGGGATATGCGTACAGTCTTTTTTCCGTCATTCTGAATGCATCATGGGCCTGCTGCTCGCTTGCTATTCGCTGGGCAGCAATAGCCTTATGGATAATGTCCTCTACGGTCAGCCTCTTTGGTTTCATCGTGTTTGGCTCCCCTCGTCCGTTTTGATAACGAACGAATGGGGCGTAGCATCGCCCCGCTCGTTCGTTTGTTGTGCTTTGTTCCGTGTTGGCTGTCTATCCCGCGATAAAAATGATCGCGAGGGCAAAGATGGCCGCAACAGCGACTAAGGCTATATTTTTGCCCTTGTCGGCGTCCTTATCAAAAGCCCCCAAGAACGATACGTTCGCTATGATGATCAGTGTTACGGTGATTGCGGTTTTCATTTATATTTCCCCCTTGTTGTGTACGATGTCAGTCGGAAGCCCCGTATATACATCCGGGTCGAGTTCATACAGATGCAAGCAATTCTCATGAAGATTCACGAATTCCTCCGGAGGCGGGAATATCATCGCCATGTACTTCGCGTCCCCTCCCAGCGTGTAACGGAGTTCCTTCATTTCGTAATACGTAGGGAGGCGGTCTTTAGCGCTTGCGCTGATGTGGAGAACCTCTTTCCCATTCGTATACATCTCCATGCTCACGATGACAACCAATCCTGTATTGCTCCTGTATATCTGCCACTCGCTCGGTAGGGCTAGATTGATTTCCCTGCGTAGTTGTAGCGGTTTATGGGCTCTTATACTCATTTCAAAATAACTCCCTTTGTCCCGGCGCCTCTTGTTTTCGGTTCGCCTTGTTCAAGTGCGGGCTATATTTGCCCAATTCCTCCGGGCTCGCGGTTCTGCCGCATTTTGTACATTGGAAATAGCCATCACGTCGCCGCGTGAAGCGCCGTAACGTGTGGCAGTAGGGGCAGATCGCGTCTATATCGGTCGGTATTTGGGTCATCATGGTTGAAATTCCTCAGGCCATAAACATTGTCCGGTGCAATATTGCCAATGCGTACACCTTTCAGCATGGCTATAGCTATACGTCCGGTCCCCGTCGCTCTGGAACGCTTCAGGCGGCACAAGGTCATACATGAGCTTTTCCGACTTGTAATTAATGCAATTCGTTTGGGGATTAAATACGTTAGCACCACACAAGATGATGGTATGGGTTATCCTTAGGTCTCCTTCTTTGTTCATAAGCTCATCGTTGTTTAACCGAGCATTGCGTATCTTCTTTTTGCGTATATCCTCACCAAGCGCGACTTTGCCGCCAAAGTCCTTTACCATTCGACGAGCTTGAGCCACGGTCACCACTTGAGCACTACCAAGTTTCCGAGAAGCTTTTTTGCCTTCCACGTCGCGGAAATAGTAATACCAGACCTTCGAACCGGTCGCGCCAATGCAGAGCGTCAAGCCTTTCATTATCTCGTCGCTTATCCATTGCCTTTTGCCGTTCGGTTTTAGCATTGCTACGTGTGCATTCGTGAATTTAATTTTCATCAGATCGCCTCCGATAGTGTCCATAGCCCTTGACGGCCTTTTGCTGGTATTGGCTCCGGCAGAATGGTCACACCCGAGAATTCCCAAGCGAAGCGGCCAGGCGTCCAACCGCCAAAGAGATATTCGTCGCTGTTCGGTGAGATAATTTTCTCGGGTATGTTCACGTACCCATATCCCGGACCGCAAGTACTTGTGCAAGCCTTTATCTCATAGCATCCAATAAGTTTCGCCGTGGCGATAACCGCGCCGCGTGGCAGGTCGTATATCACACCTATTCGCGTTATTTCTCTTACCTTTTGAACAAACGCCTTTCTTTCGTCCGAGGCTTTCCAGCCAAATATTTCGTCAAGAATACTGCTGACGGTTTTCTTGCTGGCATGAATAGCAATCGGACCCCGATAATTCGTCTCCCAGCTTCGCGTTTCATACTTTTTTCCGCCGGCAGCGATAAGTGATGCCCACGGCTGCCACAAGGTAATTGCCCTCATATATATCAACCTCCATTAGTGACCTTATTCCAGACAACATTTTGTTTTGCCATCAAATCGCTTCCTCATCGTAAAGATTCGTTTGCCGGAACTTTGTCTTTTCGGCGACGGCGGGATTTAGCCATAAGCATTCGATACGCTTTACAGCTAATTCCGCCATTGTTTTTGTGGTTTCCTTATGCCAATCTCGCAGGGTGTCGTTATAGAGGTCGCAATCGTAACCGGATAGAATGACCATGCCCGTGTGTTCCATGAGTGTTCGCAATAGTTCCTCGTGGTCGGCGTCACTCATTTCGTGGCGATATGTGTCACCGTGGCTGTTCCGTGTGCCCTTGACGTATGGCGGATCGGTGTATATTAGGACGCGCTCGCCATTAAACCGTTTAATGAGGTCGAGGGCCATGCAATTCTCTATTTGCGCCTCCAGTAGGCGGGTCGATGCATCCTGAACGCATTGAGGCATACGCGCCCATAGTTTCGGATTATCCGGCCCGCCGTCGTTAAATTTTGCCGATGTATGCCTCCATCCGTTGCTTTTGCGAAATGAGGCTCCGAAGGTCTGCCAGCAGCGGACAGCAAAGCGGCGCGCACGCTCTATATCGTCGCTCGTAGGATCAAAAGCGGCCTGGCGCTCTTCGCGCGCCCACGGGGTAAGTCGGAGCGCGTCGGCCAGATCATCGGGGCGATTGCGGCACATTTTGAAAAAATGCACAACCTCGCCGTCGATATCGTTTATGGTTTCGATCCTTGATTTGGGCTTGCAGAAGAATATACCGCCGCTGCCGAAATACGGTTCGAGATAACTCTCGTGTTGGGGAAAGTGAGAGATAATCCACCTGGCTATCCTCCATTTTGCGCCCGGATATTTGAGGATAGGATACATGTCCATCAGCTCGCCTCCGGCAAACCTTTCCTTGCTGCCCACGCATCAAGTTTTTCCTGGGCTTGTTCTTCCGATAGACAGACCGGCAACGCGGCGCTCTTTATCCGGTGCATACTTTTCGCCGTTCTCCACGCAACGATCCAGCTTTCGCCGAGTGCGCGCTCAACGCCGATGACCTTATCTTTATAGTGATAGCGTCGTTTCGCCATTGTTTTACCTCCGTTCTTTCGGTTTTCACGAATTATGTTCAATGGTCGAGAACAACCTGCGCAAATGCCCAACATGGCAAAATTGCTTATCACCTTCCCACGGCTCGCTGTCGTGGATAATGGCTTTTGCAATTTTCAATAGGGTGTTGATCTGCCCAGGCGTCAACCCGGTATCCTCGTATGCGGAGAGGCGGCTTATCACCTCATTTAAAATACTAATTGGGCACGTTACACCGTGCCTATTTTTTACAGTCAGTCGATCCATCGCTTACCCCTTTTCTCCGGCCTCGACAACAGGAACAAAGCATCGCACAGGTAGATAAATGATGTCGTGATCACCCTCCCAAGCCTCACACGTATCCCTATCCGCGCATATGTGACACTCATTGACATAACCAAACTCGCATTCAGTTAAGTTACCGCTATCACACGGGCAGAGATCATCGTCGATATCGCATCCGCACTCGTCGCCAACAAGCCCGGTGTATCCGTGCTCTTTTGCGTATTGCTTTATCAATTCCCTAACGTTCAATCTACGTCACCTCCTGCGCTTGCAGCTCGGTTTCGGCGGATTCCGCCACTCTCGCCACCTTTACGGCCTCAAAAAACGCAATAGCGGCGCGATATTCGGCTAAAAACACCTGATTATTAGCGTGTTCCCGTTCCACACGTTCGCTAAACTGTGTGAGATTCCCGCTAAAACACCCACACCGTATTTCATCAGCCGCGATGTTGTAGATAGTTATGCCATGTCGTGACCCAATGGGACCTGCTGTTATCAGATCCATTGTGTTGGCCTCGCTCAGGTCGGCCTCGCGCAGGTCGGCCTCGCGCAGGTCGGCCCCGCGCAGGTTGGCCCAGCTCAGGTTGGCCCCGCGCAGGTTGGCCTCGCGCAGGTCGGCCTCGCGCAGGTCGGCCCCGCGCAGGTTGGCCCAGCTCAGGTTGGCCCCGCGCAGGTCGGCCTCGCTCAGGTTGGCCTCGCGCAGGTTGGCCCAGCTCAGGTTGGCCCCGCGCAGGTCGGCATCGCTCAGGTTGGCTCTTTCGCCGCCATCTTCATTAATCAGCCACTTTTCATGTTTTTCCAAAATCGGGATTAGTTCATCTTTGGTCACTTTATTTCACCATCCTTTATTTCCGACTCGGCTTCGGCGGGTTCGCGCTCAATCAAAGACATCAACACCTTAATCGACGAAGCCGCCACAAAGCGAACTTGAGAATTATTTACGAGTGGTTTAATTGCCTTCTCTAACGCGTCATACCGCGCCTTGTAGTGGTAGCGCTCGGCCTCAAGATCATCAATCAGAGCATTTTTCAGCGAGTGTGACGACTCGCTACGCTCTAGGTCTTTTTTCAGTTCTTCCGCATGAGCCTTCCAGTAATCGCGACTTGGCCAGTATTCATTTGTCGCGTGGACCTTCCCGGTGTTGTAACCGTCCGTGTAGGCCCTGTCGCACTTGCTTTCTGATTTTTCCAAAGTATCGAGCAGGGCGGGAATGTCCTCGCGGGCATGGGCGATGAATTCAGCGTTATTTCGCCAAGGGACATCGGCAAGGCCATATGTGATACTTCTTTCTTCTCCGTCGACCTTTTCATCTCCTTGGATATGGTAAATATTGACATAATCGTTATGAAAAAACGCCCACGGTCCCGGCGTTGCGGCCTCGCATCGCGCTCTTATTTCGTCTATCTCAGTTTTTGTCATCATTACCCCTCCATATCCGGCAGTGGGCAACCACACCACGGGCAGTAACGAGCGCCGTGGATAAGTGCATTTGCGTCGTCAAACCTCCCGGCTTTCGTTTCGATGTACCAGGCACCGTTTTCCCAGAAAAGCCTGCTCCTTGTTAAACACGAAGTGTCAATTATTTCTCGCTCGCACTCACACGGCTTATCGTGATCCGCACCATCTTCCCCTCTCGGTACGATTTTCAGCGGGCAGAATCGAGCTCGTTCATCATCTGGACATTTGATTTCCTCAAAGAGAGGAGGGTTATCTTTCATACGACGCGATGCCATGCACAAAAAATAACCCCGCATTGCGGCGACAACCTTATCGTGCCTCGATATAGAACTTCCACCGATTTCTACACAGAACATACACTCCAAACACGACTCCGGCGCAGCATCAAGTATCAGCACTGCTTTCATGAGTTGACCTCTTTTCCCGGTGGCGGCGGAACATCGAGCCAATAAACATCCTTATCGTCCAAAAGACCTCCGAACGACCAGCGGCCTTCTCTGTACCAAGCGACGTCAGAATTGAAGCCTGTAGCCACACCTCGGTCCTTGAATGAAATCACTTTCCAGCCGCCATCTTCCGGTGGTTGCTTGCGAGCATCCACCCAACCGCAGGTGCGCTGATTCCATATTTCAGCAGCCTCCGCATGGGTCATGAAGTATCCAGTACGCGTACCGCAATTCAAACAAGAGATATACGCGGAGCAACGTCGATTTTCATATCCTTCAGGAATTACCTTATCGCTGCCGCAATGGGCACACGGTTTGAGAGTTGTTTCGCTCATGCCGCGCCCCTTTCCCTGCGCACCGCCTCTATCGCTTCCTGCTCATCCGTTACGTAACCTGCAAAAGAGAGAGGATGAAATACAACGAGGCCGCGGTCATTTACTTTGATGCCGTCGTAATTACCTTCGCTGTCGCGGTAGATAATCGGCATACCGATAAAGGAATAGATGTCGAGCCCGTCGGCATCGGCGATACTTTTTAAAATCACTTCTATGTTGTTAGTAACGCTCTTGCCTCCCCGGTCAAGGTCAGTGATTATCAGCACGGGGGTTTCGTTACCCTCAATGCGATAGGTGAAATCGGATTCGTCCGCGGGGTCTTTGGGCTGTTCCCGCAATATTGCCCTCCAACAAATGGGACCATATCCGCGTTCGACGCTCTTCGGGCTTTTAAGTGGTTTACGGCATTTTCCGCATGTTGTAGTCATTATTCAACGCCTCCTGTCATTTCGGTTATGGCGGCGCTTATTTTGCTGATGGTCCCCACGCCGATTCCCTTTATTGCCGAAATCGCTTTTAAGATTTTTTCCGCAATTTCGATTTCTTGTTCTGTTGCTTCGATACCAACGCGGCCAGCTTTAAACCCAGCCGAATATTGACTATCCAAGAGTCCTATTAATTGCGCGTCGCTCATTTTCCGGAGCGATACCGCCCGCTCGTGTACTATCCGCTCTGTCTCTTTACGCCTGCAGTTACGCTTTTTCGCCATCGGCGTATTACCTCCCGTCATTCGCTTCGGCGTGGCGCTTGTGTATTTCTTCCTGTATTTCATCGCCACGCAGGTTCTTTATCTCACCCTGCAATTCGGATATCATTCTGGTTATCCGCTTTAGCGCGGCTGTAGATTTATTCTCTTGGTTTTCAAATTTCGACGCAATAAATACTGCTTTTATTGCGTCGAATTGCCTTTCAGTAATATCGCCCCACCCGAACGCCTCATGCGCCTCATCGACACTCTCGTAGCCCGTTGCCAGTTGTTTGGCTTCGGTTATCTGTTTTTCTTCCGTTGCCTTGTCCCTTTGAAGGGCGGCTCTGGGCGTGTTCAGCCTTTTTATAAGCAGTTCGCGCCACTCTATTTCGAAGATTCTTTCTGGGTTTAGCTGGTTCTCCATTGTCATCCCCCCCATAACCTACCGGCGGTTGTACGTTCCCCGAAACCAGTTATGCCCGTTTCCCCCGTCAAAGTAAAAATACGGTAATGTCGGCGCGTAAGGTTCAAGCGTAGGCGGCCTTTCCCCGCGCGCCCATTTTTCCGCCTCTATTTCACACAGGGTTATTATTTCCGCGTCTATCGGGTTTTCCGCTCGGTATCCCTTGAATTGTCGCGGGGCTTTCAGCACGGTTTTTATGGTGTTTCCATAACCATCCGCGTTTACCCTCTGTAGAACCGTCCAGATCACCAGCCGTTGTTCGTCCGGAGAACAGCCTCTTGCCTCTCCCCACACGGTTTTAGCGAGAAGCTCGATTTCCTCACATGTGTATGCGGTGGGCGTATTTGCGCTCACTGCGTGGGGTTCTGTCGTTATCGCGAATATCAAAAAAGCTATACTCGCGGTTATCGCTATCTTTTTTCGCATTGACGTTATTCCCTCCTCAGGTATTGCATGATTGCTTCCGATGCCTCATGCCAGCCGTTGCAGATAATGGCGAGATAGCCTTGTTGATTCAGGGCGGCGAGCCATTCTTTTTGTTCCGGTGTTACCGTGCCGCCCTTTTGTCGCTTTATCTCAATGGCGAGGGAGTGATAACCGCCCCTCGCTACAGGGAGTAACAGATCAGGGAAACCCCTGCGGACACCCTCAGCCTTGAAGCGCATTGCTTCCCGCTTGTTTCGATATCCGCCATTTGGGATATGTACGAGTAAGCCGAGTTCGGGATAGGCTTTCTCTTGCCATCGCACCCATTCAAAAAGGGCTTGTTGTTCTTGGCTTTCTGTTGGGACGGCCATCAGCTCGCCTCCGTTCCTGTTCTGGCAAACCCATCGTTCATATGCCAGTCCACCTCGTAGATACTCGTCCCTTGATTTATCTGCTCGATTGTCGACAGCACCTCTTGCGTGTTTATATATACCGAGTGCTGATAAACTCGCTCTCTCAGTAGATATAAAAGGTCTCGCCGGTTTTCATTAGACAGCCTCATGTAATCGGCCGCTTTAATAGCGTCACCGCATAGGTCGGCGAATACGAATGTCCTGGCGTCTTCGTTCCAGAGGGGGTCGGTTCCCCATAAGCGCGAGACCGATTCCAAATTTCCGTCAAAGTTACAAACGATTTGCCTGTGCATCGGTAATGCTCTCAGTCTGCGTAGATGGTTGCTGTTTCGTCCATATCGGTTTTTCCTTCGGCGAGCGATTCCTGTAAATACGCGTCGCCTCTCCAGTGAAGCTGTAACTCATGTAATCAACGCCTAAACTGAATGAAATCTTGCTTGGTCCGCGCCTATTTTTGTTAATAGTCACAATGAGTTCAGGGTTATTCGGATTTGAGGAAAAATCTTTCATTAGCTCAATTTCAGCTTGAGGAAGTTCCTCTACGATTCCGCCGCCCTTCGAGTGGCCGCCTGTTATTCCGTTTGCCTGTTCCCGTTTCGATGCTCGCGACATCTGTGAAAGTAAAACTGTACGGCATCCTGTTTTTTGCGTAAAACTCAGTATTTCAGGCATAACTTCATTGACACAGCTCAAATCGTCTTGCCCTTTCCTTGTCAACCTCGTCAGGTAGTCGATTACCAAAACGTTTGGCCGCTGTGTTAAGACCGCTTCTCTCACTTCGTCTACAGTAGTTGAGTAAACATCCTCTTTGCCGTAGAGGAAGAATTTACCCATGTCAAGCTCATTCACTTCTTCCCTTGCTTTGTCGATGCAGCGCATATCCCCTGACTGGATGAGGTAAATATAAAAATCCTGCGAATATTTCAAGCGGGTCAATAATCGGCGCTCCTGAATTTCTCCAGCGTCCATATCCAGCGAAAAAAACATCACCGACAAGCCTTTTTTGAGTGCGTTTTCCACGCCACGCAGCGCTAAAGATGTTTTCATGCTCCCTTCACCGCCGGCAATCACCAATATCTCTCCTGCATGGATACCCTTTATCAGCGAGTCAAGCTCATCTATCCCAAGCTCGAAGGCCGTCTGCCGTGACCACGTGGCGACGGTTTTCATTCGCCGGTCAAGATATTTTTCCGACGCCTGTGCTCGTCTCGACGAAACATTATCGCCGTCAAACGTTATTTCCGGGATGTAGGCGGCCTGCTTTCTCGCAGTTTGAACCAGACGGAACAAGTCATTTTCTGTCAGGCTAATCCCCATTTTTTCGCACACTTTCGAGCAGGCGTCGATTATTTCCCTGTCTCCGTATGCCGTCATTCCGGCAACAACCCGTTGGAGTCCCGTAACCAGCATCGCCTCCATGACAGCCTTTCTGGTATTTTCGTTAACGTTGTTTTCGTTCCAGCTTTTCAAAGTCTGGCTCGCTATTACGCCGATATCCTCCCGTATCGTGCTGACAATTTCAGCCACTCTACCCATAAGCCGTCTCACCACCTTCGGGTTGTAATCCCATCAAAACCTTCAGTTCCTCGATTCTCGCCATTTTTACGGGGTCCGGCGGCGCTCCCGACGCTACGAGTTCTTCCATCAGGCTTGTCTTTTCGTCACGCAATTCTTTAAACCTCGCGTTACGCTCCGCGTCCTCAAGCGTGGCATAGTAAAATTCACCATGACTGCCATCCTCGTCTCTGACGCACCAGAGCCGGTCGTCGATTATGGGATTGTCGGGGTTGCTGTCGTATTTGCCCTCAAGTATCTTGGTCAGATTTGACGGATTGATAACCCAATCAAAATCAAGCCAATTTACTTTTTTGCACGCTTGGTTCACCAACCAAGAGCTATTCGCAATTTGAGACAGCAATTCGTGCCACCAGCCAAGCGACCGCCTCTCCGGTCCTTCTCGAATTCGCGCGTTAAAGTGCCTGGTGCGTGCAGGCGACGGCTTCTTGAGAGAGCGGAATCCAAGCGGGACAAGCATTTCGTTCCATAGCTTGGTGACTTGGGACACGGACGCGGTTTCGCGGCCCGACGGTTTGCTATCAGGCGGTTCCTCGTCGGTAACATCCTCGGAGAGCGACGAATCATCGAAGGGTTCATCCGGTGGTTTTTCATCCTCGACGGTTCGTAACGGTTCCTCGTTACGGACCGAAGATGTTTTATCTTTTATGTTTTTAGGTTCTAAGGTTTTAGGTTCTATGTTATGTATTGTATTGTTATGTTCTGGCGACTTCTCAGGATTCCCTATCGGTAGGGTATCAATAGGGTATTCATAGGGTATTGATACGCTATCGACAGGGTATTCATCGAAGGTTAGATTTTCAATATATTCTTCGAGTTCCCTTCGTTTTTCTGTGTACGTTTTTGGAACATACTTATCCCACGACTCAAGAAATTCTTTGATTAATGGTGACGCTGGAACTTCTTTTACAGTGTTAATCGCTCCGATTACCTGCTTGTCGCTTTTTATCGTGTTATATCGCATGTAGTTTTTTACGAACGCGACGCTGTTCCCCTCATCGTAATAAACCATGTCACACGCTTGTAGCTTATTAACTGTTGATCTGAATAAGTTTACATCCCACCCGGTGTCGTTGAGCGCATACGCCAATGGTAACCAGTAATACCCTATTTGGTTCGATGCGGGGGCGGAGAGGAAATAGATAAACAACATCCGCTCGTCATTTGAGAGGCTGCGAAATTTCTTATCTGCCCATATTTGGCTGTAAATCTGTGAATATCTGTTCACCTAAAACCCCTCCGCCTTCTTCAAAGTAACCCTCATATACCTATCCCCGAACACCAAAACATGCCGCTTCTCAATAAGCTCATGCAGCGCCTCCGCAAATAACAACAGGTCATTGTCCGGCGCACCTACTTCCCAGACGAGCTGCGGAAGGGTCAGTGTTTTATACGGCCTCAAGAGTACCTTCATAATCTCCTGACGTAAGGCACTCTTTCGCCACAAGATATCTTTTATCTGTACCACTCTCTCCATACCCCGTTACTCAAACACAACCTCACCCACCGCCTCCCTCGCGTCCCGAAGCCGATTCAAGGCATGATTCACCTCGCCGATTTCATTCAGCTTGTCGTATTCCCAGCGGTCCTTCTTTTTCATCTTTTGCAGGTATAGGACGTAATCCACTGCTTCTATAAGGTGCTTCATCGATTTCATTCCGTTCACCTCCGGTTAAGTTTTCCTCGAACTATCCAAGGCCGCTAATTCGAGGAAAGCTATTTCCCCGAATTATGTTCAATAACCGAGAACAACCTGCGCAAATGCCCAACAGCCGCCACCTACTCAAACCGAGTCTTCAACTCGTCATCGACCCGCTTGATAAGCTCCTCTATCTCGTCTTTCGATAGCTCGCCGAGAGGTTTTCCAACGCGGTCTTGTATGTATTTAGCCT